AAAGTAGTCAAAAGGGAGTAATTAGGAGTTAAATTATGATAGGAATATTAAGTGGTTTAGCAGGCAAGCTTTTACCAGAAGCTGGCAAAATATTAGATGAGCTGATTACCAGTGGTGAAGAAAAAGCAGCTGCTAAACAAAAGTTAGAAGAGTTATTTGTGAGGGCAGAAAGTGACGCTCAGAAAGAAGTGACTGCTCGTTGGGAGGCAGATACCAAGAGTGGGAACTGGTTGGCAGCAAATATCAGACCATTGACTCTTGTATTTCTCACAGCCATATTTACGTTGCTTTCTGTAACGGACGGCAATATTGGAGAATTTACTATAGGCGAAGCCTATGTTCCTGTTTTCCAAACGTTGCTGTTGGCTGTGTATAGCAGTTACTTTGTTGGAAGAAGCATAGAAAAGATTAAAGGTAAATCAGATCCGGTGAAGAGTAAGTAAAAAGATGAAAGAAAAGATCAACCATCCAGATCATTATAATAGTGGGAAGTTTGAAGCTATTGATGTGATTGCAGATGCAGGTTATGGTGAAGGGTTTTGTTTAGGAAATGTTTTAAAATATATATTGAGAGCAAAACATAAAGAAGATGAGATTGAAGATTTAAAAAAAGCTCGTTGGTATTTAGATTATTACATAAAGTTAATGGAGAGGAGTAATGAACGCAGCAATTGACACCGTTAAAAACATAATTTCACCAGAACAGAATTGGTCAAAATTCTTAATGAAACTTATAGGTGTTGGAGTAGTGGCAGTTATAGGTTTCGCAGCATTCCAAGTATACACTGGATCACAAGAAAAAAAGGGACCAGACGATGGTATTGAGGTTATCTTTAAGGAGAAACCTGAAAAGAAAATTAAGGTTGATGATCTATTGAGTAGGATAACCAGTGGCAGCAGAGAGGTTAATTCTGTTTGGTTGTATGATTGGCCTGATGCACGAAACATAGTTCCTGTATCACATATGCCCCAGAATACTCAAGACCCAATACCAGGTGGGTATTGGGTGAAGGGCGATGAATCTGTTATAGGGCATTTTGTTCTCGGCTCTTGCACTACATTAGATAGAGATTTCCCAAATGTTGCTTGCCCTATTATGGGTAAGGAAGACGCATGGGGTGTTCTTGTGGTTACATATGCGGATGGGGAAACTGAGCCTGACCCTAAAGTAACTAAAGTAACTGCTATGAAGATCAGTGAGATACTTTACTTATTAGAAAACAAACACTAAAATCAAAGTAAGAAACTTAAAATGAGTGATACAAAGACAGGTTTTGTAGCAAGCGCGTTTGACATTTATCATCCTGGTTATGCATTGTTACTGAAAGAATGCAAAGATAATTGTGACTATTTAGTTGTAGCTTTGCATGATAACCCTAAATGGGAACGGCATCAAAAAAATAGTCCAATATTAAGTTTACACGAAAGGTTCCTTGTATTAAAATCAATTAGATATATTGATGAAGTTGCTCCTTATAAGAGTGAAAGTGACCTTGTAAATCTATTGCATTTTTATAAGCCTGATGTTCGTTTCTTGGGTTCAGATTATAACTCATTAGAGGGCAGAAAGAAAATAAGCGGTTATTTTGTTTGTAAAAATATATATTATATAGATAGGTTTCATGATTATAGTTCATCTGATTTAAGAAAAAGAATTTATAAAGTGGAAAAAGATAAAGAAGATTTAGAAAATTTTAAGGAACATGAGGCTATTTTATGAATTTTAATTTTTTTGGTTTTGGAAAAAAAGAAACAAAAATAGAGGAGAAACTCTCCTGCGTGGATTTCGTGCCAGGTGTCTTTAGGCGGCCGCACCCAGAAGAGGAACCAGAAGAGAACGAAAAGAATCTGGAAGTGTTGCGATATAGTTCTGGAGCTGACAGCACTTTGGGGTTGTTATTCATCAATTCGGTTCCCTTGGACATCTATTCATCAATTCAGTTCCCTTCTCGGCGAGAATTTTTAGCTTATACCTTAGAGGATGAATTTAGAGAGAAAAAGGTTTCCGCGGAGACTAGAATACCAGAAGGTAAATATGAAGTTGGCTTGCGCGCAACCGGTGGTTTTAACAGTAGATATTTAAATAAGTTTGGTGCTGATTTTCATAAGGGAATGTTGCATGTGCAAGATGTTCCAGGTTTTGAATATATTCTTATACACACTGGAAACACTGACGAAAACACTATGGGTTGTTTGTTAGTAGCAGACACGTCACAACAGAATATTACCAAGGATGGATTTATCGGAGCTTCTGTTGATGCTTATAAGAGAATATATCCGGACCTTGCACAATGGATAATAGATGGAAACAAATTAACTATTACTTATATAGATTACGACAACCCTCGCAATTAACTTAAACTAAAACATATTTATATGAGACAATATTTTTTTAACTGAAATAGGAGTATGAATAATGCCTATTGCACCTTTTGAAGCAATTGTAGTAAAGAAAGTTGGTGAATCTGGATCAGATGGCGTCCAAAGTAATGATGCCAGAACACTTCCTGTTTATGTTGGAGGCCAGAACTTTACTGTTGTATTAGTAGATAGTGTTGGGGTTCAAGCTGACGTTAAAGTACAGGTTAATAATGCTAATTCTATTGATCCAAATAAAGCTCATCATGCAGTTCATCCACAAGCCTTAGCTAATGAAAGTCAATATAATGTTTTAGTTAATAGAGGAGCTGTTGGTGGTCCTGGTGATCCTAATAAAGAGTCGTCAGCAAGCGCAGCAGATTTTGCTACTAATTGGGTGGATATGCCAGGCGGCGCAACTATTGATAATTCTGTTTCTGGTTATGTGGGTAGTGGTTCATGGAGATGGATAAGATTGGCTGGTGTATCTGATGGTGAATTAAATGCTACTTTAAGCGGATATATATTTGGCGCACAATATGAAGGTTTTAGTAATTAAGAGAGAAGGTTTTTAATGACTGAGGTTCCTAGTGATTTTTTACCTACTAAACAGGTAAAGTTGTGGCAGACTAATAAGAATACAAAAAAGTCAGATAATTGGAAACCTAGAGTTCCGACTTTTTGCACAGTTATAGATCCTGAAACCAATAAAAGATGTGGAAAGTTCATGTTGAATTGGGATGAAATGTTTTATGATCAATATGGAATGTGTGAAGATTGTTACTTAAAGTATAATAAACATGTTGACGAAGTAAAAGAAAAGCTTGGTAATAAAGCTGGCGAGGTTACTCCTGAAAAGTAAAATAATATTTTGGAGAGTTTAAAATGATGATGGCTAATCCTGAAGTTTATGTGATGTCTCCTAATAGAGATGTTCCTACACGAACATGGAACCCTATTGAAGTAATTGAAAATTATGTTGCAAAAATACCAGAGATGGATGTTAAGTTTGGTGCTTGGACTGATAATCAAGAGGGACCACTAACCTTTTGTTTAAAGACAAGCATGGCCGCCACTCTTCAAGATAGCGATCAAATTGCTATTACAATGGGTGCCGAGATGGATGGCCTTGCAAAATTGATTGGCGATGAATTAAAAAACTATAGTTTTAAATCTGTGATTGATAGAGTATCTTTAGATGTTAATCCAGGTATGTATACATCAGCTGGTCCTAATGCTAATGGCCAACGATTAGCAATGTATACAATAGAAGGGGTATATAATTTATCAACAACAGAAAGTGCACCAATTGCAGCGATGCCAGCGTAAACAGTAACATGAATACTTATATTAATTTAAGGGGGTTTTATGGACAGAGAAGAATTATTGCAGAAAGCGCAGTTTAAGAACCATGAAGAAAGAGAAGAATTAAAAAACTATTTCACCCAACCACCCGACATGGATATGTCGAAGAAAACAATTGTTTTTAGCACACCTTCAGAAACAGGCACAAGTTATTTTAGAGTATTTGAGCCTATGAGAGCATTGTGGAAACATTTTCCAGAAGATGCCAATTATCTTTATACAGAAAATATTCAACCTAATCATATGAGAATTGCTGATTGCATTGTAATGCATCGTTGCGGCAATTTGCATTCCCATTTTCTTTCGGTAGCCAGAATGTGGCCTAGAACTGAAAGAAGACCTATTATTATGCATGATGCAGATGATAATGAGTTTAATCTTCCAGCTACTCATCCAATGAAAGAATTGTGGATAGAAAGCGGTAAAGATAAAATGTCTATTCAATCGCTAAAGCATTCTGATTGTATTACAACAACTACAGATAAATTAAAGAAGACGTTTGGTAATTTTAATAGCGAAGTTGAAATATTTCGTAATCAATTTGATTGGGATTTGCCACAATGGAATCTTGATAAGAATGAAATGCGTAAAGAAATGTTGGAAGATTGGTTTCCTACTGATGATAAGATCATTATTGGTTGGGCAGGTTTAACATCTCATTTTGAAGATATTCGCAGAATGCATGCAATTATTAAACCTATTCATGATAAGTACCCTAACACTCATTTTGTGTTAGCTGGAATGGCGTTAAAGGATAGTCATATTGAAATTCATATGGATGAAGAAGGAAAGAAATCATTTAAGGAAATAGAGATTGAAGATGAATCACTTCTTTATAAAAATAGAATTAAAGATATTTATAAAGATCTAGATCCTAATCGTTTTAAACTTTTTGATGCACTGCCTTTAGAAGAGTATGCAAAGTTTTATACGTTGTTTGATATTAGTTTGGCTTACGTAGAGCAGAACGCTTTTGCGTCATGTAAAAGTGAGATTAAAGTTATTGAAAGTTTGCACTACGGATGTATTCCTGTTTTTTCAGAATATGGCGGTTATAGGGATTTTTGGAGAGCTGTTCCCGATAGAGTAAAACATAAGAATATGGCTATTAGTGTTCAGTCTCCTGGCCCTTGGATAAAAGCAATCAGCCACTGGGTAGAAAACTTTGAAGAAGGTAAAAAAAGAACCGCACAGCTTAAAGAATATTCTGATGATATTTATGATATAAATAAGCATTGTGAAGAACGTCTATCATTTTATTTACAAAGAACTGAAGAGTTTAATGAAGCTCAAATGAATATGATAGCTCAATATGTAGATTATGATGGTGAGTAATGTCTGATACAATGAAAATAGCTGGAGATACTTTTACAATAACTTCCGATGGAGAGTGTGCAGCTGGCCCTTGGAAAATTGCTGATGCTAGTAATCAATTAGTAGGTGCAGTTCCTCAAACTATTCGTGAGAATAGGGAAGAAACTGAAAAAAGAATAAAAGAGGTTATGGATAATAACTATGAAGATTATCAATGGGGAATGTTTTATTCTAAAAACAATAGAGAATATTGTGTTGTCTTAAGAGGTGATAAAGAAATTAATTTTGGAAAAATTTTAAGCACTATGTAATGGAGAGATAGGGTGAATAACGCAAAGGAAGTAATCAAGGAAATTATAAAAGAAGAGATAGGAAAATTGTTTAGAGAAGCTCCTTCTATTTCTTTGGATGATATTCCAGAGATTGCTGAAGATGAGTTAATTGAGTGTGAAGTAACGGAAGCTATGATGGCTGGAGCTGGCGGTTTCAAGAAGAGATTAAGGAAGAAGGGCGGCAAGCTTGTCGTTGTTAAAAAGAGAAAGAAGAAGTTGCCTCTGCATTTGAGAGCCATCAAACCATCACAAGCTAAAAGAATTGCACGTAAGTCAGCTATTAAACGTAAAGGTAAGCAAGCTCGTATTACAAAAAAAGCTGCTAAAACTACGAAAAAGGGCCGACAGCGTGGATTGTATAAGGTGAAATAAAATGGTGGGTGATCGACTTATTTGCGGCGTCTGCTGCGGTGAAAAAGTGATAAGAAAACCGGTGAAAAATTTGATTAAGGTGGATATTTGTCCTAAGTGTAAAGGCACAGGAAGTTTGATGAGTGAAAATGATTGGCGTAAGAATAGTAGTAAAAGGTTAATTAAAGGTTAATGGGGGTGCGTAGATTCGATTGAGGGTATTGGTAATAAGAGGCAAGCCGAAGAATGATAGAGACTTCGTAAAAAATTTATTAAAACTTTATCTGCCGAAGAAACGACAGAATACGCACTAGCCGCTTAGAGTTGGTGCCGAATAGATAGTAATAACTTATTCTTTCATATCTATTTTATTCGTTATTTAGAAAGAAGCATTGTTGGTAGTATTAGTTCATGTTAAGCTTGTATATCTTCTATTGGTAGTGCAGCTCAAGACAAGGAGCGCGACTCTCCTTCACCTCCACCATTTGTAAAATAAACACATCTCCACCTTGTCTTTTACTCATCTCCACTTATATTTATAGTATAAGGGAGAGAGAATATGAAGACAATAACTTTGGAATGTAGTAGTTGTGGTAAAAGCTTTGAGAGAGTATTAAAGGAATATAAACGCACTAATGTTAAAGGTGGTAGAAAACCTTATTGTAGCTTAGAGTGTTCTGGCAATGCAAACCATGAGCACTTAAAAGCTACTCAGTGGACGAGTGAAAGTGCCCCAAGAGGTAAGGGTAAGCCATTTAAAAAAGATGAATATTCTCCTTATCGCGAGCATATGCGAAGGGTAAAAAATCGTCAAAGAGACAGAGGTAGAGAAGTAGATATAGATAAGGAATATCTCAAAGAAATTTTTGAGCAACAAAAAGGGGTATGTATATATAGCGGTGTAGAGTTGGAGCATAGAGAGGGCGTTGGTGTTTCAGGCAAGAGCAACCCTCTTACCGCCGCTTCGTTAGATAGAATAGATAGTAGTAAAGGCTATATAAAAGGTAATGTGCAGTTTATCAGTATTGTTTGCAACCATGCGAAAAATGGTATGAGCGACAAGCAAATGAGAGAGTGGATAGAAATAGTGAAGAAGTAAA